CCATCAAAGCCATCAGTTATCGCACTCGGCTTTGATTCTATGGGTCTCAACTCTGCAAGGCGTGCAACGGAAGAGGAATTTCCTGAGCTTCAGGACGAAAAAGACAACATCAGGGATAGGATTTGGAACCATCTAAGAATCAATGGAAAGCAGACAACAACTGAGATAGCAAAGGATCTGGGCGAGATAAGCAATTCCGTTTACAAGAGACTTATAGACATGGAAAAGAAAAATGACGTCTCAAGACAAGGCAAACATTGGGAACTGAGGAGCAGGTGATAATGAGTATTGATTGGAACGTACTTGCTATCCCACACTCAGCCACACATACATGGCTACTAAACAAACACTACGCTAAAAGAATACCCTCTATCGTACACGCCTATGGCGTATTCGTAGACAATGTAACGCAAGGCGTTATCACGTATGGAATTCCTGCATCTCCTACTTTGACTATGGGGGTGTGTGGTGAGGAACACAAGGACAAGGTAGTAGAACTACACCGGCTAGCCATATTAGAGGGACACGATGAGAATCTTACATCCTATTTTGTAGCCCAGACTTTAAAGATGCTGCCTAAACCTTCGATCGTTGTTTCCTACGCGGATACAAGCATGGGCCATGTGGGATACGTGTATCAGGCTACTAACTTTATGTACACAGGACTGTCAGCAAAGCATGGCATGTGGAGAGAAATAGGTAAAAATATGCATCACCGCCATGTCACTAGGCAATATTCATTGTCAGAACGTATGGAAAGCGACAGGTTTGAGATGGTCGATGGCCCCAGAAAGCACAGATATATATACATAACAGGAACACGTAAAGACAAAAAGATTCTGAAGAATGCGTTGAAATACAAGGTTCAACCATATCCGAAGGGAGATACTAGTCGATACGACAATGACATTGACGTACCACTACAGATGTCGATGCTGTAAGAAATAAAGGAAGTAAGTTGACGAGTGGCCCAATCATATGTGAGAACTGTAGTGGCAAAAGACTCTTATTCGCTGACGAGGCGGAGCTTAAATGTGCCATGTGTGGATGGCGTTTATATACACCACTCGGAAGGCTTGATAAAAGGCCATTTAAGTTGCAGGTTAGATACAAGGGGGCCATCAAGCGCGACAAGAGAACACCTCTCACGGTCGGGATTAAAAATGGTAAAGCAGGGGAACCAAACAGGGTTATGAAATACCTGGTTTACTGCCCCGAATGCCTTGAACTAACTGAGCAAGGCCAAAGACTGAGAAAAAATAACAACAATGGATTCCATTATGAGATCAAAATGAAATGTGAAACCAGTCACACAACGACCCTTATGGAATCATCACACACAGGAGAATTATTCGGATGGCGCTAAGAATTGAATATCCATACATGCCACCAAAGGAACTGCGGGGAAATTCCAGTACGCGATGGCAGCAGAAGAGCGGGGTAAAGAATCAGTTCCAGGACGCAACGATATTCCGTTTAAGGGAACAGAATCCTGAGCCAATGGAGAAGGTGAACGTCAAGTATATTGCCTACTGGTGTGGCCAGAAGATCGATCCTGACAATTTGATTATCGGAATGAAGTACGCCCTTGATTGCCTGACTATCGAGGGGATTATCAAGGATGACAATTCCGATTTCGTTCAAAACATTACACCCGAATACCATCAGGTAAAAACAAGAAAGGAAGTTAAGTTAATCATGGAAGTGACGGAGAATTAAATGTCGAAGATCAATCAGGTAGGGGAATTCGCAGACCACGGAGATGAGGAATTACTTCTCCTGGGTGAAGGTGATGAGCGGGAGAGATTTGAACCCGCCATCCTCGGCATCGCTCACCGCTTTGGTATGCAGCCAATTGTGGCATACGACTATCGCAAGGTAATCGAGATCTTTGCAGAGGACATGAGTCATGAGGAGGCGCAGGAATATTTCGACTTCAATGTCATAGGTGCGTGGGTTGGAGAAGGCACTCCGATTTTCATCGAGGTAATCGAAGACGAAATAAATTAAAAAAAATAATTAAATTAAAAAAATAAATAAAAATAATTAATTTAAAATAAAAAAATGATTAGAACAAGACAAAAGTATCTTCCGCAAATCGAACTGCTATTGGCAAGGCATTATCAAGGATGGAAAACAGCAAAAATCCTAAATGAATTGGTAGAGAAATTCGATAAGCCACTTGGACTTAGGCAAATACAGAGAATACGGAAGGATTGGAGTCGATACGAAACAATAGATAACCACCCATTAGCCAAACAGTTCAACTGGGTAAAATAAATCGTAGCACTAAAAATCCCAAGACGACCTAGGACATAGGTCACTCTATTTAAACAGCTCTACGGGCCTCTGAGAGGGGTGCTAGGCATGAATTAAACTGTTAGTTTGTGCCTACGCAGTCTTCTTGGGGGCCTGAATTGCTTTTACCAAGGCCCAGAACCTCGACATCAATTTGCTTCTTTCCTTCTGGGAAATTGAACCATCATCTCTCATCGCTAATTCGATCTCTTTTATCAGGTCCACCGCAACCGGAAGAACGTCCTTGTACTTCATCGCCATCTTAATTGCTGCTAACATAAAAAACTCCTTACTCGTTTTCCAACACTTTTAGACTGACCCCGCCTAAGAAACCAAAGAGTCCACCGATAATTGCGGTGATAACCTCCACGGCCTCTAGCTGAAGTCCAATCCATAAACCTAGGCAACTGAATACGGTGGCACATAGAATGCCAAGTGCTATCTGAGGTCTTAATCTTCCCATCATGTTTTTTTCTTTAAGTGGTATGTTTGCCTGTGATCCAATAGCGCCTTGGTAAGAGCTATGGACACCTCGCTCATCTTTGTGTTCTTCTCCTGGCCCTGTAACCATTTGCAGGTCTCACATTCCTCTGTCATCACTCATTACCTTTACTGTGCCGCCGGTACTGACATTGACACTTCCACGTTAGAGGTATTTACAAAAGATTTATAAATTACACTGGTGGCTATGGTAAATGCTTTAGTTGCAAGGCTCGTATCGCCGCCAATTTCATTGAGGGTCACTTCCATAGTGCCAGCCTTAATTAGCTTTAATGTACAGGCTCCACCCTTACTGTAAATATTGCTAAGTTTCAGGACATCCACCTTGCCGTTTACCCCGCTGGAGGCACTCGTGATTTTTAACATGTCATAATATCCACCTGTGGTGGTCATATCATCAGCACGATTTCCGCCATTGATACCCCTGTCCCTTGGTACTCCTGCAACGGCAGAGATTGATTGACCATCGGAAACATTTCCGTGGACTATCAATTTGTGGATTTCTGAGTCTGATATATCAAGTCGTTCGCATCGCCACCTATCAATAATTAAATGGCCCACCTCTAAATAAGTCACATTGAATGTTGGGTCTGTCGATGCCGGAATCCCACCGACATAAATGACATTTCCCGCCGCAGTGCTGGGCAATGCAGAACCTGTGTACGCTGTACCAAGCGAGATGTTTTCAATCGTGATATTCCCCACGCTTGTTGCACCTAAGTCTAGACGCAAGGTGTTGTATTCTTGGTCTGCGAATACTGGAGTATCAAGAGGTGCTGAGTATATCCCTGCATCGCCATTTGAGAATGACCGCCCCTGAGTTACCTCAGCCACCGTCACTGCTGTAGTTGCTGTTGAACCTGCTACCAGTAATCCGATAGCCATCTGTGGAGATAGTCCCATCATACGTAGGAATGAGTAAGGAGACTTGAGTATATTAAATACTCTCTTCCACTTAGCTGACTCATTATTTAGGTATTCTATCTTTGAGAAGAGCCAGTCACGTCCGACACATACCTTTCTGTATGCGTTGATAACTTTGCGAGGGAAGGACCGTATACCTCTACGTACTTCTGGTTGAAGTAGTGCCATGAGTAACAGTCCGATTGATACCGAAAGAGTTGGAATCCAATTACTGTTTAGCGAGACAACAATCTCGTTAGTGTAAACCAATGCAGGTTCCAACCCGGTAGACACATAAGGTTCAATCCATATAATTGGATTGGTATAGGAAATTAGTATTCCAAGGGTACCCACAGCTACTAAAGAAACGATTAGCAGTATACCGAACACTACCCCCAGACTACCCAACGGAATTCTAGGTATCTTGAAATCGGGCACTTTGTCATCCTACCTTTTCTATAGC